GCACCGGTGCACGGAAAAGGGGGCACCGGTGCACCTTCCCATAATAGAGATAAACAAACTATTGAACAAAGGGGCGCGAGCCTCGACCGTTTCAAGAATTATCAGTTCCCCGGCAATGCCACTGAAGGCTTGCAACTGGTCGAGGCCAAGGATCAGCACCGGCTGAACGATTGGGCTGAGTGGCTGACCCGTGAAGGGTTCCCAAAGCTGCACGCCCTGAACATCACCCGCACCGACGAAAAGAAGGGCCGTGAGTTCTTCGCCCTACCGTATCGCAAACCACCAACCGACGAGCGCCAAGCAAGCGAGGCGCGGGCGTTCTTCACGGCTATGGCCTCACAGGAGATCGCAGCATGACGATGCTTGTCCAAAGAGAACCCACGACTGAGAACAAGCCCTATGTTCTGGCCGATGTGAAGGCTCACGCACGGGTCACGCACAGCCATGAGGATGGACTGTTCGACACGATGGCAGCGCAGTCTGCTTTTGAGATTGAACAGTTTGCCCAGATTGCGCTGCTGTTCCAGACTATCAGCGTCACGCTTATTGACCCGCAAGGCGAGCGTGGCCTGTTCCTGCCCATTGGCCCGGTGATCGGTGACACCAAGCCGACCGTGACCATCGACGGGGTTGCGTTTGAGGCTTTCGAGTTTGTTAGCGGCGTGCGGCCCTACATCAGATGGACACAGTCGATGGCATGGGGTGCGATTGGCCGCATCAATGTCGAGTATCAGGCAGGATTTGGGGCGACCGCTGATGCCGTGCCTGCTGATCTGGCACAAGCCATTAGTGACCAAGCCGTGTTGCTCTATGACGCACGCGGGCAGATCAATGCACGGTCTCTCACATCATCACCACACCTTGCCCGCGTGGGTGCGCGGTATCGCGGGGTGCGGTTGTGACCTTTCACGAGCAAGATCAGGGCAATCTCTTTGAAAATGGTCCCAATGCCGCGACTTTTTCGAAGGGGGCGTACCGAACTACTGACCTTTGCAATTTCGCGCATGACGAGAAATTGAGCGCCGCAGAAAAGGCCATTAAGTTCATGGAATCACTCAAGATTCCAGAAGGGAAGAACGCCGGAAAGCCTGTTTCTCTCGCGCCGTTTCAGCGCCAGTTCATCGAAGGTGCAATGGCCGAAACGACTGCAAACGCCATTCTCAGCATTGGGCGCGGCAACGGTAAATCTGCAGTCACGGCGGGGCTGGCACTTGGTGGCCTTATCGGCGTCTGGGACCGGCAACCGCGCCGCGAGATCGTTGCAGCGGCCCGGACGCGCGATCAGGGGCGTATCATTTGGGATTTTGTGGCGGGTTTCGTTGCTGGCCTGCCCTTGGACCTGCAGCGCCGTTTCATTTTCCGTCGCGCGCCACGCCTTGAAATTGAGTTTGAAGGCGATGGCGGCGGGCACCTTATCCGCGTTCTAGCATCGGACGCCAAATCAAATCTTGGTGGCGCGCCGACGATGGCAATTTTTGATGAGTTCGGCCATTCTCACCCTGTCAAGGGGGCAGAAAACGAACATGCGGTAACTTCTGGTCTCGGAAAGCGAGGCGGAAAAGCGTTTTATATTTCGACATCTGCCCCAGACGACTCGCACCCTTTTTCACGACTGATTGATGATCCCCCGGCTAATTCATACGTGCAGGAGCATCGGCCCTCCCCCGGCCTTCCGGCAGATGATGCCAAGTCGCTTCTGATTGCAAACCCCGGCGCGCCGCACGGCATCGGCGGTTCTTTGGAATGGCTGATAGGCCAAGGGGCACGGGCGATTGCGCGCGGCGGTTCCAGCCTGACCAGTTTCCGCCTGTATAACCGCAATGAGCGCGTTTCTGGCGAGTCGCGTGATCTGCTGATCACCCTAGACGAATGGTTGAGCTGCGAGACTGACAGCCTTCCCCCACGCCAGGGCGGTGTTGTGATCGGCATTGACCTGGGCGGCTCTGCGAGCATGACGGCGGCGGCGTTCTATTGGCCCGAAACCGGGCGGCTTGAATGCCTTGGCACGTTCCCGTCTATGCCCAGCCTCTTGGACCGTGGGCAGGCCGATAGTGTGGCTGGGCGCTATGTTGAAATGCACGACCGAGGCGAGCTTACCGTTTTGGGTGATAAGACGGTTCCTGTCGCACCGTGGCTTGTCGAGGTGATGCGCCATGTCGAGGATCAGCCGGTTATCGCAATCACGATGGACCGTTATAAGCAGGCCGAGCTTGGCGAAGCAATCACCCGTGCGGGTATCCGTGCCCCACTGGTTTGGCGCGGGCAAGGCTTCCGCGACGGCGGCGAAGACGCTGAACGGTTCCGCCGCGCGACCTTTGACGGGCTGGTGAAAGTGCGGCCTTCGCTGCTTTTGCGATCCGCTTTCTCAGATGCGATTTGCCTGCGTGACCCGGCCAACAACATCAAGATTGCCAAGGCCCGTTCCAATGGGCGGATCGACGCGGCGGCGGCATCGGTTCTTGCCGTCGCGCAAGGCGCACGGATCGCGGCGCAACCCAAAGCAAAAGCGAGAATGCAATGGTTCTGAATATCCGCAAAGAACACCACCGCCATTCAAAACATGTGACCCGCACGAAGCGATGGAAGGCCCTACGTGCCGTAATCCTTGAACGTGACGCTTACCGTTGCCGGTCTTGCGATTGCGGCGGACGGCTGGAGGTTGATCACATCAAGCCCGTGCGAACGCATCCGGCTTTATCTTACGACCCCGACAACCTTCAGGCCCTTTGCCCCGGTTGTCACACCAAAAAAACCCGAATCGAGTGCGGGCATCCCCCGCCCCGAAAAGACCGCCAAGACTGGCGGGAAGCCGTCGAGTCGCTGTCGCGACCCGCAAACCCCAGCATCACCCAGAAGGAAACCAAAGATGCTTAACTCAGTGATGATCGCCCGGCGTCAGTCGGAAATCCGCCAGTCTCTTGCCGAGCTGGTGGGCCGCGAAACCCCAACCGAAGACGAAACCCGCAACATGGCGGCGCTTGATCTGGAATATCGGACCAATGAAACCCGTTACCGTGCGGCCTTGATTGCCGAGGATACCGAACGCCGCGACGCCGGGGCCGAATTGGAAACCCGGTCTGGCCGTGAATGGTCCGAGATGATGGCCGGATTCGAGATGCGCCAAGTCGCGCTTGCTCTTGACGAGGGCCGCGCACTGGACGGCCGCACGGCTGAGATCGTGCAAGAGCTGCGCAGCGCGGGCGGGTTCCGTGGCATTCCTGTGCCGTGGCAAGCCTTGGAACAACGCGCCGGTGAAACCGTAGCCAGCGGCACCCCTGACCCGATTAGCACCCGGCCCATCATCGACCGGCTGTTCCCCGATAGCGTGGCCAGCCGCATGGGTGCGCAGATGATCAGCATCGACCACGGCGCGACAGAATGGCCGGTGACGACTTCGAGTGTTTCGGCGGGCTGGGCCGATGGCGAGACCGCCAATGTCGCGGGGCCGACCACCTACGCCACGACTGACCGGGCAATGTCGCCAGATCACAACCTTGGCGTTCAAATGCGGATCACCCGCAAGGCGTTGAAACAATCGGGCGCGGCGCTGGAGCAGGCGGTTCGGCGTGACATGGCGGGCGCTATGGGCGCGGCGATGGATAAAGCGGTGTTCCTTGGCACCGGGGCCGATGGCCAGCCTTTGGGCATTATCCCCGGCGCGGCAACCTATGGCATCACCGTGACGGCGGTTGATGCGCTGGCAAGCTGGGCGGCATTCCGCGCGGCGGTTGTGCGGTTCATGATCGGCAACGCGGCGGGGTCGCCTGACGCTGTTCGCATGATGCAGCGGCCTGAGATTTGGGACTATCTCGACGGCGATTTGATCACCGGCACCGCTGTTTCGGAATGGGACCGCCTTGTGCGCAATATCCCGGCTGCAAATATCGCTATGACCACCAACGGGCTTGCAGCACCGGCAGGGGCCACGCTGGCCAGCACGGCGCTGTTGACCACGGCGGCGGGTGGGGTGGCGCCTATTTTTGTCGGCGCATGGGGCGCGGTGGACGTAATCCGCGATCCATTCAGCGACGCACAATCGGGCGGGCTGCGCATCACGGCGCTGGCCACGATGGATTTGACGGTTGCGCGGCCTGCGCAGCTTGAAATCCTGACCGGCTTGGAAACGGCGGTTGCATGATGCTTTGGGCCGCACATCAAGGCGGGTTAGAGCTGCGCACCGAAGGCGGGGAAACTCGCCTTCGGGCAACCTTCCCCTATGGCCGGGAAACCGTGCTTGTGAAGGGCGCACGCCCCTGCAAAGAAGTCATTGAAAGCCGTGCTTTCCGTGATCGCATCGAGGGCGGCGAGGATATTCATTTCCTTGCTGGCCATGATTACAACAAGCCCTTGGCATCGACGCGGGCGGGCACCCTGACCCTACGCGATACCGACGCCGGGTTAGAGATCGAGGCAACAATTCGCGGCAATACCTCTTGGGCGGCTGACTTTCTGGCGGCGCATGAGGCGGGTTTGATCCGTGGCCTGTCACCGGGCTTTCGCGTCAAACCGGGCGGCGAACTGGTCGAAAACCGCAACGGGGCAATCCTGCGCACCATTCG